CTAGCTGTCCAGCGGCATCATCACCGATAAAGCCAGTGGCCTTATAATAATGATGATCTGCACATGGTACAAGCGTGGGAGCCTGAGGCTCAGAAATACGCTTGGCTAGCGTAAGTGGTTTAGTGTTATAAAGGTGTTTCTGTCGATAAGTTTTAGGGTGGACTTTACTTAAATGGTAAGACACAAAATCATCTTCATCATCACACTTTGGAGGACGCTTAACACGTGATGATCGACCAGACTTAACTAAGGTATCCATTGCATGGCGATTTAACACCACATCTTTGGAACCTGTAGGAATTAAGACTTCCTCAAATTCGCCAGAGGTATCGCCATCACGACGAGGCGACCCCTGACTAAAATCGGACTGGTCTGAGTCACTATCTTCACTATCCTCCACAAACACGACATTAATATCATTGTCATAGAGATAATTAAGATAACTAACATCATGTGCGTGAGAAATATGGACTTCAAACACCTCCCTGTCATCAGTTGCTGTACCGAGATCATGTCTACGTTGCCACAACCTAGTTGTGACAGACTGATTCAGATTAGTAACTGTACCGGGGATCATAAACTCTGGATGAGGATCACCGAAAAGTGGCATTGTAGGTAACTCTAACGCGTCATTATCGGTAACCCGCATACGGAATGGGGTTCTATTAGGGAGTCGGGGGTGTACTACCACTATATCATCATAATCCGTAAGATGTAACGGAATTCTAGGCATAGTAGTATAGTAGCCCCCTGGAAGCGGGATATGTTCATTCTCCCGCATAGGGCCATGCTCTTCCTCAGTAAAGAGCAGACCCTCTTCTGACGCTGCTAACTTAGCAGGCGTCATGAGTTGAAATTCAGCAATCAACTCCTCATCACGAACGCCAGTCGAAAACTTATGAGGAACAACTTTTTCAAGATATTCATCAGCTCGCTTTTTAGCGAAATTCAACTGTCGCGTAACCACCGCTAAAGTACGCAAGCGGTGTTTGTCACACACCCTACCAAGCCTTAAGTTTGGTGTGTGACATGTAACAGGTTTACGACTCAAAAGATACAACCTGTCACACAAAAGAGTGAGCTGTGGGTTTGTTTGTGCCCACTCTTCATAACATCTATTCTTCTTATCCCTGAATAGAACGGTTTCGCGAATTGCAAACAATAAGTGATCTAAAGTTAC